GCGGCGTGGTGCGATCACGAAACCATTGCTGGTCTGTCCGGTCACCTATTCTCCAACAGGCGCACAGATCGCTGCTGCGCGGCGGTCTTATCTGGAATGGTGGGGGTGGCTGCTGGACGTGCGGGTAGGGCTGGCTGCGGTCGATTTGGGGCGTATCCATGTGACAGATGTGATGCCTCCTTTGCGGCCATGGCAAAATAAAGGTTGACTACTCGCGCTAGCTCGTATTGACATTGAGCCAGCACTACAGCCGCGCCCGGAAGGTAACCCCTCCCGGGCGCTTTGCGTTTGAGGTGGGGGCTGCAATGCAATCGTGGGTAATGCCCGCAACAGAAGTACTGAATACCAGAGAGCCGCCCGGTCGAGCCGCTGGCCACGAATGGCCAGAGAAATACCGACGCGCCATTGTCTCACGACCGATCCGGCCATTGGGCCGACGGGCAGGCGTGAGTTTCAAGGAGGGTTGGACCATGCCGAAGAAGCCGTGCGCTCGCCCCGGATGTAACCGTTTAGTGTCGATAGGTCAGTCGTATTGCGCAAGCCATACAACCTCGGAACAGGCAGAACGATCTGTCCGGTCTGATGTTGGGCGAACTGCCAGCGATAGCCGCAAGTGGTATAAGCGGGCGGCATGGAGTGGCAAGTATGGAAGGCGCCTGCGACAGCTTGGTGCAGAGCCCTTGTGCCGTATGTGTCCTGACTGGTCGAAACAGCCCGCAACGATCGCGGATCACATGGTTCCACACCGTGGTGATCACGCGCTGTTCTGGTTTGGTGAACTGCAATCGCTCTGTAAATCGTGCCACGATATCAAGAAACAGCGCCTCGAGCGGCGCATGGCACCCCGGGGGGGCAGTCAGAACTCTGGAATCGCCGTTGCCCGGGACCGGCGTGGGTAACTTGATTTATCCGCGCGCAAGTTAGAGGGGGGGGTCTTATGGATAGTTCAGCATCAGCGATGGAAAGACTAGTCACCCTTCTGGGCGGATGGCCCGATTACTTCGGCCAGGATGAAAGGCAGCACGGCGAAAGCCTTCTGGCGGTTCTGCGTCGTGGCCGTGTTCTGGATGAAGCTGTCTTTGGCATCGTGGTCCGCTATGCGTCCCACCGGGCAGCCTTTGACAAGTTGTCGCAAGAAATTGCGGACGAGGAGTTCGAGGCAACGGCGAACAACTATCTGTCTGGCAAGGAACAGAGCCGGGCTTTCCATGAAAACAAACTGTTGACGCTTGAGCGAGAGCTACTGGCCACGCCCTATGCTCGAGCCAAGAGCGGCGTTTCGGTGCAGACCGACTTCATGGATCAGCTTGATGCCGGGCCGCCCGATGCAGGTGGCGGCGCGAAAGTGATGCCGTTCAAGCCTATGGCAAGAAAAACGGGCCGTTAGATCATGCTCGATGGTTTGGTCGAGACGCCGATCACGCTGCGAGCGCTGGATTGGGTCGACGGTGTGCTGTCAAACAAGGTTCCCAGCTGCAAGCGCATCAAACAGGCCTGCAAGAGATTTCGCGCAGACCTGAAACGCTCCAACACGGATCAGTTTCCGTATGTCTTTGATGCGGAGGCGGCAGAACACATGTGCGGCTTCATAGAGGCCCTGCCGCATATCGAGGGGGCGTGGGCCGCGCGCAACGAAACGATGACGCTGCTTGGCTGGCAGGCATTTCTGATCAGCCAGATCGGTGGCTGGCGCCACATGGTCACCGGCATTCGCAGGTTCCGGACGGCCTACGTTGAGGTGCCACGAAAGAATGGCAAGTCAACTTTGCTGGCGGGTGTCGGTCTATATTTTCTCGGGCCCGATGGGGAGCCGGGCGCAAAGGTATATTCGGCTGCGGCGTCGACCCACCAGGCGCGGATCGTCTTCGATGTCGCCCGTGTCATGGCGCTGTCTGGGCGGGCCGAGGGGATGAGCCTCGATGAGCTCCTCGGGTTTCACGTCGAGGAACACAAGATCAAGACGTCGGATCCGGCGGCAGTCTTCCAGCCCATTGCCAGCCAGACAAAATCGAAGGACGGCAAGAACCCGCATTGTGCGATCGTCGATGAGCTGCACGAACATGAAAAACGGGACGTCTGGGACTCAATGGCATCGGCCCTTGGGGCCCGTGAGCAGCCGCTGCTGATTGCGATCACAACGGCTGGCTATAACACCGGCGGTATCTGCTACGAACAGCGGAAATATTTGCAGCGGATACTCGAGGGAGTGTTTGAGGATGATAGCTATTTCGGCCTGATCTTTGAGGCCGACGAAGGCGACGACCCGGGTGATCAGGCCACGTGGGAAAAAGCCAACCCGAGCCTGCATGCGGCCAAGTCGCTGCAATACATGCAGGATGAATGGAGGAAAGCTGCAGCCAGCCCGGCCGCAATGGGTGAATTTCTCCGCAAGCACTTGGACATCTGGACCAGTGTTGGCGCATCGGCGATCGATATGGACGCGTGGCGGGCGAGCGAAGACCCAACAATGAAGCTGGAGAATTTTGAGGGGCGGCGCGCTTACATCGGTGTCGACCTGGCCACGCGGCATGATCCATCGAGCGTCACGGTGGTCTTTCCGGACTCTAATAACCCGAGCAAGGGTCCGTTGGCTGTGTTCAGCTGGCACTTCCTGCCGCAAAAGGTGGTCGATGCCCCGGGAAATGAGCACCTGTGGGGATGGGCGAGCAAAGGGCACATCCTGACCACGCCAGGGGCGGAGCTGGATCTGCGTATTGTCGAGGCGCTTGTCATGCATCTGGCCGGATACGGTCGTGAACATGACCCGCGCAATGAGTGGGGTTGGCGTGGTCTGCCCGAGCTGGACGTCGATATGGTCATCTATGATGCCCAGTTTGCGCAACAGATGGCGGCGACTTGGGTCGAGGCCGGAATACAGGCGGTTGAGCTTCGCAAGCGCGCCGCGAACACCAATGAGCCGTTCAATAGGTTGATCGCCGCGGTCGATGATCGCCGGCTGATCAATGACGGCAATCCCGTTCTGACATGGATGGCGAGCAATACGCTGCTGAAGCAAGTGCCAGGCGGTGATTACATATTTCCGACCAAGCTGGCGCCGGAAGACAAGATTGACGGAATCGATGCGCTGATTAACGCACTCTGGCCGCTCGGCGCTGTCGCCGAAAGTATCGTTGGGCCCTCAGTCTACGAGGCTCGCGGCGCACTGGTAATGTAAGGGCCGTATATATGGGAATTTTCAAAGGCTGGTTCGGCGGCGGCGCGCGTCGTCTCGAACAGCCAGCGCCCAGAGCACCGACGGCCTCTTACGCCGACGGCGGTATCGATGTGCGCACGTCGGCTGAATTGGAGCAAGCTCTGCGTTCGGGCGCTGTGACTGGCTCGGGCGCGGTTGTCACGCCTGACACGGCAATGCGCGTTGCGGCGGTCTATGCGTCGGTGCGCGTTATCTCTGGGGCTGTGGCTACTCTGCCGTTGCACGTCAAGCGGAGGGTTGATGCCAAGACCCGCGAAGATGCTTCTGATAACCCGCTGTGGAAGCTGTTGCGGCGCAAGCCGAACCGCTGGCAGACGCCGTCACAGTTTCGGCGCATGATGCAGGCGAATGTCCTGTTGCGGGGCAATGGCTATGCGCTCAAGGTTGTTTCGCGCGGTGCGGTTATAGAGTTGGTGCCGATGGCTCCGGATCGCGTCGAGGTAAAGCAAAACGACGATCTGTCTCTGGCTTATGAGTTCACCCGCAAGGATGGGCGCAAGGTGCGTCTGGGGCAGGATGATGTATTTCATCTGGCGGGGCTGACCCTGGACGGGTTCCGGGGCGTGTCCCCGATTACCTATGCGCGGGAAAGCATTGGCCTGTCGCTGTCGATGGAATCGCATGGGGCAGCCACATTCAAAAACGGCGCACGGCCGAGTGCGGTGCTAAAGCATCCGAACACGCTCGGGCTTGAGGGCCAAGAGATGTTGCGGACCAGTTTGGACGCATACCGTTCCGGCGGAAACAGCGAGGGCAAGGCGCTGATCCTTGAGGAAGGCATGGAAATGTCTTTCGCCTCTATGTCTGCTGAGGATGTTCAGTGGATTGAGGGCCGAAAATTCTCGCGGACTGACATTGCGATGTTCATGGGTGTCCCGCCATCGATGCTGGGTGACAACTCGGGCAGCGATAGCAACTGGGGCACAGGCCTGGAGCAAAAGTCGCTTGGGTTCATCGCCTACACTTTGGAAGATCATCTCACGATGTGGGAAGAGGCCATTGGCCGCGATCTTATCCCGGAAGATGAACCTGATCTATATGCACGATTCAACCGGGCGGCGCTGGTCAAAGGCGATATCAAGGCGCGGTGGGAGGCCTATGTGAAGGGCCTTCAATGGGGGGTCTACAGCCCCGACGAAATCCGCGCACTGGAAGATGAAAACCCGCGTCCTGATGGGGCTGGCGGTGTCTATTACGATCCGCCGAACGTCGCTGGAACGCCAAGCAAGGGGGCAGATGATGTCACTGATTAAACTACCTGAGATTAAAGCTCTGAAAGAGCCGCAAGGCTATTCGTGGGATGTTCCCTCTGATGCTCTGGCGCGGTGGTCTGATATCTCGGCGGCGGCGTCTGATGAGGCTGACACGATCACCATCTATGACATGATCGGCGAAGATCCTTGGACTGGCGGCGGCTTCACGGCAAAGCGGATGAGCGCGGCGCTTCGGTCTATTGGCAAGAAGGACGTCCGTGTGCAGATCAACAGCCCAGGCGGGTCTGTGTTCGAAGGGTTTGCAATTTACAATGAGTTGGCGCGCCACCCGGCGAAGGTCACGGTCGAGGTTATGGGCATCGCGGCTTCCGCGGCCGCTTATATCGCGATGGCTGGCGACGAAATTCGCATGGGTCTTGGCTCAATGATGATGGTCCATAACGCTTGGGGCGGTGTGGTCGGCAATCGCAACGATCTGGCAGAAGCAATTGAAATTCTGAGCAAGATCGACAATGCGCAGATCGACATTTTCGAGGCGCGCACCGGCATTGATCGGGCCAAGATCGAGAAGTTGATGGACGCCGAAACGTTCCTGACCGCGAAAGAAGCGGTCGCCGAGGGTTTCGCGGATGATATTTTCAACCTTCCGGAGCCACAAGCCAGCGCGAAAAAGTGCGGTGATGTGAATGCCCGGAAGAAACTGGATGCGCTTCTTGCGCAAACCGGCGTGTCGCGTGTCGAGCGACGTCGGATGCTCAATGAAGTGACGGGGGTTACGCAGCACGCTGACCCGACGGCTATGCAACACGCTGGCCTCAACGCTGCCCTTTCGCAGCTTCTGACTAATTTCAGAACATAGGAGGCCAACATGGCTCATCTGAAACAAACCCGCTTTCGCGGGCTCTTTGGCGTGCGCGCCGAAGCAACCGATCCCATCGCCCTGGTTGGGCAGATCAACACGGCGTTTGAAGCCTTCAAATCCGAACACGACAAAGACCTTGCCGCGATCAAGGCCGGAATGGCTGACGTTGTGCAGACCGAAAAGGTCGATCGGATCAGCGCTGATATCACCAAGATGAACAGCGAATTTGACCGTCTGAACAAGCAGATTGCAGCCATGAAAATTGGCGGCGGCAGCGAGGCCGACCCCGCCAAGGCCGAACATGCGCAAGCGTTCAACAAGTTCTTTCGCAAGGGCGTCGAGGCTGGCCTGTCCGATCTGGAAGTCAAGGCCAAGCTGAACACGCAATCGGATCCTGACGGCGGCTATCTGGTGCCCGAAGAAATGGAATCCGGCATTGAGCGCGTTTTGGGCACGGTTTCGACCGTTCGTTCGCTGGCGCGCAAAATCACCATTTCGACCGACACCTATAAGAAGTTGGTCAACACGGGCGGCGCGTCGTCTGGTTGGGTTGGGGAAGAGCAACCGCGCCCCGAAACCGACACGCCAACGCTGCGCGAAATCGCAATCAACACGGCTGAACTGTACGCCAACCCTGCAGCAACGCAGAAATCGCTGGACGACGCTGCGATTGATATTGCAGCATGGCTGGCTGATGAAGTTTCGATTGAGTTTGCCGAGCAAGAGGGCGCGGCGTTCGTGTCCGGTAACGGTGTAAACAAACCGCGCGGCATCCTCGGATACGAAGCCGTCGCGAACGCCTCCTACGCTTGGGGCAAGCTGGGGTTCATTGCTTCTGGGAAGTCGGACGGCTTTCTTGCTCCGACAGCTGCGGCCTCGCCAGCGGATGCGTTCATCGATCTGCACTACGCCCTGAAACAAGGCTACCGTACCAACGCGTCATGGCTCATGTCCGACGCGACCATGGGCAAGGTGCGCAAGTTCAAAGACGCTGACGGCGCGTTCATTTGGGCGCCGCCTTCGGAAGCGGCGGGCGTGGCAACCATTCTGGGCAAGCCGGTCTACACCGACGACAACATGCCTGCGGTTGCGGCTAACGCCCTGCCGGTGGCCTTCGGTGACTTCCAGCGCGGCTATCTGATCGCCGATCGCATGGGCATTCGTGTCCTGCGCGACCCCTTCACCAGCAAGCCCAACGTGTTGTTCTACACCACGAAGCGGGTTGGCGGCGGCGTTGTGAATTTTGAAGCAATCAAGCTGATGAAAATCGCCGGCTAAAAGCCCGTCGGGTGGGGAAACCTGCCCGACACCTTCCACACATGAACAAGGATATGGTCCCATGAAAGACCTCGTTTCCAAAATTGGGCTGGTGCAAGCGCTGGCCCCCGCTGTTCTTGCGGCAACTGCGACCGCCGTCGCGATTGATTTGCAGGGTTTCAATGCTGCGATGGTTGTAATCAACACTGGCGCGGTTGTCGGTTCCGGCGATTACACCACGAAAATGCAGGAAAGCGACACCACCACAAGCGGCGACTTTACCGATGTGGCGGCACGTGATCTGAACGGCAATTTCCCGGCATCCCTGGAGGCCGACAGCATCTACAAGGTCGGATACAACGGCACCAAGCGCTACATCCGCACCGTCACGACCAAGAACAGCGGCACGTCGATTGCTGCTGGTATCGTGGTCGCAATGGGCCATCCTTCGAACGCTCCTGTGGCCTAAACAACTGGCTGGGGTGGGTGACTGCCCCGGCTTGTCATTGCGAGGTGTGACATGACCCTAATACTGATCACCAAGCCGTCGACCGGGCCGATCACAGTGGCCGAGGCCAAAGCACACTTGCGGGTTTCGCACAGCGACGAGGACGAGCTGATTGCGTCGCTCATTGACGCTGCGACCGGTTGGCTGGATGGCCGCGTGGGGGTTCTCGGTATGGCGCTGATTGCGCAGACTTGGGAGTGGACGCTTGGGGCTTTCCCGCGCGGTTGCATCAAGCTGCCGCTGGGGCCGGTCGCGTCGATCACCTCGATCAAATACACAAATCGGGTTGGCACCGAACAGACTGTTCCACCTGCCGATTATGGCATCCTGGGCGATGTTCTGACCGGCACTTGGCCGCAAGGTTCGGCGGTGCAGATCCGTTATATCGCGGGCGAAGGCTGCCCCGATCCGATCAAGATGGTCGTGAAGCTGCTTGTTGGGCATTGGTATGAAAACCGGGAGGCTGTGGGCGATAAGTTGACTGCGGTTCCGATGGCAGTTGACATGCTGATTGCGCCCTATCGCCGGGTGGGCGTCTGATGAAAGCTG